CGCAATTTTAGTAATTCCTGACCGGGCAATTGATGAAGTATTAGCACAAAAAACCAGGGCCGAAGCACACCAAATTTTGACGAAGTACGTACACGAAGCGTTGACCAAATTAACAGACGTTGACAACCTAACATTTCAGGAAAGTGAAGCCCCGAACAGTTGGGGTTTTACAGATAAGTAAACCAAACGAATAAAACATGAATCAAAATTTAAACGGGCAACAAGCCCCCACAATGAAAGAAGAAGCGCAACGCATATTGTCGGAAGTCCACAACAACGAACACCGGCAAACGCTTCGCCTTTATTCCCTTATTCACAATTGCATTTTATTATTTGTTTTTCTTATTCTCTTTTTTACATACCCTAAATGGTGGGTTGTTTTATTGTTTTTGTGGTTATGGGATAAAACCGCACACGAACCCATGTTTTCAATAACATTCGAAAACGGTACAAAAATTAAGCTTCTTTAATGGGTGCCGTTGCCGAAATAGAAAAATTCGAAGTGTTCAACGTGTCGGACCTTTATTTGGTGCGTGGGTTTTTGGACGGGATGAGGCCCGAGCCCCGCATTACCGTTTCTGAATGGGCAGACAAAAACAGGTATTTAGACAGTAAGTCAAGTGCCGAACCTGGGTTGTATAGGACAAGCCGGACACCTTACGTTCGTGAAATTGCCGACCATTTGTCCGTTACGTCAATAGTTCGTTACGTGGTTGTAATGAAGGGGGCGCAAGTTGGTTTAACTGAATTGGGTAACAATTGGATTGGTTACATTATTGATTGTGCCCCCGGTCCTATCCTATCCGTCCAACCGACGGACGACATGGTGGAACGCAATTCAAAAATGCGTATTGCACCAATGATTGAAATGTGCCCAACGCTTCGAAAGAAGATCAAACCGGCACGTTCCCGTGACAGCGGCAACACGTTAAAGCAAAAAGAATTTCCGGGGGGCGTTTTAATTATGGCTTCGGGCGGGTCGGCTGCGGGCTTGCGATCAATGCCCGCACGTTTCGCAATGGCTGATGAATGCGACGCATTCCCCGAAGACGTGGACGGTGAAGGGTCCCCAATGTCGTTAATTGAAAAAAGAACTTCGACATTCTCCAACAAAAAGTATTTGAAAATTTCGACCCCTACTTTGCAAGGGTCTTCGATTATTGAAGCGGAATTTTTGTTGACTGACCAACGTTATTATTTCGTGCCGTGCCCGCATTGTGGTTGCGAACAAATATTGCAGTTTAAACAACTTCGTTGGACCCCAGGGAAACACGACACCGTTTATTATGAATGCGAACATTGCACCGAAGGCATTGAAGAAAGATTTAAGGGTGAAATGTTGGCGAATGGACGTTGGATTGCCACAGCCCCAGGGAATGCAAGTCTTTACACGGTTGGCTATCATGTTTCAGCCCTTTACAGTCCCCCCGGTTGGAAAAGTTGGGCCGAAATTGTCGAAGAATGGGAGAAAGCACAAGGCGACGAAAACAAACTAAAGTCGTTTTACAATACGGTTTTGGGGGAAACCTATAAAGTCAAAACCGATGCCCCCGAATGGGAAAAACTTTTCGAACGTGCCGAAGATTATTTGTTAAATAAAGCGTTCAAAGAAGTTGCCGTTATAACTGCGGGCGCAGACGTACAAGCCGACCGCATAGAAATTGAAATTGTTGGTTGGATGCCGGGCCGCAGATCGCAACAATTAGATTACCGGGTGTTAATGGGTGACACGTCCAAAGACGAAGTTTGGTTGGAGTTGGACAAGATCGTTTCGGAAACTTGGGAACGTGAAGACGGGGCATTTTTGCCGTTGCGTTTAATGGCAATAGATAGCGGTTATAATTCCGCAAAGGTCTATGCGTGGGCACGAAAACACGGCTTTTCCCGTGTAGTACCCATTAAGGGGCAAGAAAAGTTGCAACAATTCTTTTCACCCCCCCGTGCCGTTGATACAACCAAACACGGGAAGAAGATTGGGAAACAAAAAGTTTGGCACATTGGCGTTAACTACATAAAAGAAGAAACATACGGTTTTTTCAGATTATCAAAAGACCCGGAAACCGGGAATATTCCAAACGGCTATTGCCATTTTCCAAAACGTGAACCGCATTACTTCCGAGGCATTACAGCCGAAGTAATACAGGAACAAAGAATTTCAAAAGCAAGGGGGCTTGCAAAGAAGTTCGTATGGGTGAAGAAGTACGAACGAAACGAACCGTTGGACTGCCGGGTGTATGCCCGTGCAGCGTCCGCAATTGTCGGCATAGACAATTGGAAGCCGGACCGATGGGAACGAGAAAGCCAATTAGCCGTTTCATTCGCACCTATTCCCCAGGACAAACCAAAGGTTGCACCCCAGGCGCAGACAACACCGGCACCACAACCGGCACCGGCCAAACCGAAACAAATTCAAAAACCAAAAACCCAGGGTCCGAAGAAGTCATTTTGGAACCGTCATTAAACATTCCCGGCGTATGGCAACGATTACTTACCTAATTATTCAAAAACCAATAGAGGAAAGAATTATTGATGCGGCATGTATTTATTGGGACGTGGACCGCAGTTATTTTTTCCAAAAACGTGGCGACACCAACGTTACATATCGAAAAGGAATTATTTACTATCTGATTAAGCAAAACACAACGTATTCGTTTGCGTTTATGGCCGAAAAATTCGGCTTTCTGTCACACCAACCCGTCTTGCGTTTGGTTGAAAATTTGGAAAGCACTAAAAAAATCTATAAACAACATTTCAACGACATAAACGAAATACAGCTTATTGCTGATAAATTGGACGCTGATCTTATGCAAACGGAAATAAAGTTGATTAACAATAAACTTAAAATAGTTACCGGCTAATTATGGCAAATGAACTTCCGTACACCGTTGACGCATACAACACCCTTTGCGCAGCCATTGCACAAGGGGCGGCACGGGTGAAATACGAAGGGAAGGAAATAGACTTTCGTTCCTTAAACGACATGTTGCGAATTAAAGGGTTAATGGAAGATGTGTTGTTTCCAAGTAAAAAGAAGGCGACCCGCAAATTTTTAAACTTTAAAAAGGGTTTTAACTAATGATGAATTCGAAAATTGGCAACAGTTACCCGGCACCCGTTGTTGAAATGCAGCGCAAGCCCCAGGCCGGGGCAAAAAGGCGTTATGAAGGGGCCGCAGACGGTCGGCGGGCTTCGTCTTGGCTTTCAAACGGCAACCCTTCCGTTAATTTATTAATCGCAAAGGATCTTTTAAAATTGGTGCAACGGTCCCGTGAATTGGCTATTAATAACCCGTATGCGAAAAAAGCCCCGTACATTATCGCAAACAACCTTGTTGGCACCGGAATTTTGTTAACTCCAACCATTGCCGACAAGATCGAAAACGGAACGGTTAAAAAATTCCCAGGTGCGGCCAAGCTTCAAAAGACCATTGCAGCAGCGTGGAAAGATTGGGCCGAAAAACTGTCCGCAGATTATAACGGGGACTTTACATTTTACGGTTTGCAACATTTGGCCGTTCGTACCAAAGTTATTTCCGGCGAAGTGTTGGCCGTTCGTCGGTACGTAGAAGAAGATGTGAACAAATACGGGTTTCAGGTGTTGATCTTGGAAGGCGACTTTATAGACCAAAGCAAAGACACCACAAAGGACAAAGACGGGGGTTATACGTTCAAGGGTGTGAAGTATAGCAAAGACGGCAAACGTTCCGGGTATTGGCTTTTTGACCGGCACCCGTCGGAAGGCAATGCAAAGTCAACTTTTTATCAAATGAAAGACGTAATTCACCTATATGAAGTGGAACGGCCGGGGCAAAGCCGGGGTGTCCCCGACGCAGCCCCCACAATGACAACGCAACGGGACTTTGCCGACTATATGGACGCTGAATTGATCGCAAAAAAGGGGGCCGCTTGTTTTTCTGCCATTGTTTCGAAAGCCGAACCCCCGGAAACGGACCCAACCCAGGACCTAAACAACCAATTGGAAGAATTGCAGCCGGGAACAATTCAATATTTAGCCCCTGGGGAAACAATACACTTTCCAACGCTGCCGCAAAACCCAGGTTTAACAGACTTCGTAAAAGTTCAACTTCGGGCCATTGCTGCGGGTTATTTGATGCCCTACGAAAACTTAACCGGGGACCTTTCGAATGTAACGTTTATTTCGGGCCGGTTAGGTCAATTGGACTTCAAAAAACAAGTCGAATATTGGCAACATGTTTCGTTCATCCCGAAGTTTTGCGAAAGGGTGTTTCAATGGTTTGTTTATGGCGCAAAGATCGCTTTAAACTTGCCCGAAGACGTGCAAGTCGTTGGAAGTTGGACG